GAAGGCGGGGGACTTGGTGGTGGTGAATTGCCGTCCGTGCGGCGGCCGCCACCGGGGACAGTTGCTCGGCCCGAGCATCCAGGGAGCGCCGATCAATGGCGGCTGGCTCGAAGACATTTGCTTCCGCGTGGCGCCGAAGACCAGTCACGGATTGATGCTGGTCGGGCGGGACACGGTATCCGCACGCATCGTGTTCCTCGTCGACACCGGCCTCTCTGCCTCACAGACCACCGAGACAGCGAAGCCGAGGAGATTGGAGCGGGTGAGGTGACGGAAATCGTCCCGATAACGTGGAAGCAGACAGTGAGGCTCGTCGCGCAGTGGCACCGTCACCTTCCGCGTGGGCTGACAGGTAACCGCTTCGCGGCTGGCCTCGCCATCGACGGTGATCTGGTTGGCGTGGCGACGACCGGAACTCCATCGCGGGTATGGGTCGACAGGCGGAAAATCGTAATCAGCCGCGTCGCGGTCCGCCCCGCCGTAGACGTCAAAGAGAACGCTTGCTCGCGTCTTTATGGAGCCCTCTGCCGAGCTGCAGAGGCGCTTGGTTTTTTGCAGGCATGGACATACACGCTTCCATCGGAGCCGGGTACGTCGCTGATCGCCGCGGGATTCGAGTACATGGGGATGACCGATGGCGGCGAGTGGGACCGCCCGTCACGGACGCGCCGAAAAGCCGACCATCCTGAGCCAAAGAAACGCTGGCTTCGTCGCCTTGGACGCAAACACGGCGCTAATGCGAAGGACGGACGATGAAGCGCTCGACGCCGCTGCGCTCGTTCACGCGCCTGCAAACGCGCACGCCCCTTCGCGCCTCGAAGCCCATCTCCCGTGGCGAGCCGATGCGCCGATCGCCAATGAAGCGCGGCAAGTCGAAGACGTCCCACGCGCGCCGCGCCAGGAACTACGGCCGCATGCTTTTCGTCCGCTCCCTGCCGTGCGGCGTCCCCGATGCATTCTTCATCGTCGCTGGCGTCGGCCTCGGTGACGTCTCGCCTGGGCCATGCGGCGAAGGCGCCCTCGGCAAGATCGAGTGCATGCACCTCGGTAAGCGGGCCGGATGGCGGCGCTGCTCCGACGACGAGACCGGGCCGGGCTGCGCCAAGCACCACCGGCTGAACGGAATCGACGGAGGCGTCGGTGGTCACGGGAAGTGGTACGTAGCGCTCGGAGTTGACGGCCAACGAGCGTTGAAAGACGAGCTAGTGTCCCAGGCGACCAAGGCATGGGAGGCGCTTGGCGAGGCCGGGAAACGCCACTGGCACGAATTATCGGCGGCGCAGTTCGCGGAACGGAGGTCCGCGTGAAGCCCGGACGCAAGCCCAGACGCCTGGCCATCCCGCAACTCAATGCCATCGCCGATGTTGCGTTTGCGAAGGCCGGCAGTCATCTCGACGTCGCGCATGCGGTTTACGCGGCCGTCTTCCAGCACCACGGACGGACCGCACCGAAAGCTCGCAGGCTACCCGCGCAGCTTCGCGAGCGCGCCGACGCCGTGCTGGCGCTCGTCGCGCAACGGCACGGACTGACCATTGAGGCAGTGGTCAACCACGCTCACTCAAAAGACGGCGGCCCGCTCGCTGAAGCCGCCTGGTGCCTTAAACAAACCTGGATGTCATTCCCCGAGGTCGCGCTCGCAACAGAACGGAGGAACCACACGACAGCCATGACATCGTGTCGAAAGGTAGAGGCAAGGTTCGCAGCGGCGCCGATGCTGCGGTGGGAGCTGATGGGGGTGGTGCGGCAGGTGATGGGGGAACGGGCGGAGGCGGAACGAGCGGCAGCGCGGGAAGCGCGGAGGGACGCGGCGTAGATGGCCGACCACGACCAGTACATGCGCCTCTACGTCGGGGACTACCTCGCCGACACGGTGCACCTATCGGCCGAGGAGAGCGGAGCCTACCTGCATCTCATTATGCACGCGTTCAAGCAGGGCGGGCGCTTGTCGAGCGAGCCTGTGCAACTCGCCAGGATCGCGCGGGTAACCCCCAGAAGGTGGCCTGCGGTCTGGGGGATGATCGGACGGTACTTCGAGATCGATGGCGACGACCTGATCCAGCGGCGTGCCAAGATGGAGGCGGACCGGGCGCGCGCCGCGGTAGAGGCGGCACGAAGGGGTGGGCGGGCCAGCGCCGACGCCCGTGCCATCCGAAGGTCAACGCCAGTTCAACCACCGTTCAACTCCAGTTCAACCGCCGTTCACCTGGAGTCGAACGTGAGTTCAAGCGCGGTTGAGATTCAGTTGCAACCGAATCGCAACGATCGCGCGGTTTCTTTTTCTGGATCTGATCTGGATCCGATCCCTCGGAGATCAGATCCGGATCAGACGCGTAGCAATGCGAGTGCCAGCCTCGGAGTTCCTCACGCTCGCCCAATGGTTTACCTCGCGGCGGCGACCCCCGCGTTCCTGGACGTCTTCGACCGATACCCCCGGAAGGACGGGAAAAACCCCGCGGCGCAGGTCTTCGCGGAGCTGGCCGCCGCTCACCCAGGCGGCGAGGTCGCACTCTCACGGGAGATCCTCGCGGCGTTCGACGCGGGGATGCTGGCGCGCCCGCCGTATAACGGCCCGAACCGGACGCGCCCAATGCTCGATACGATGCTCGCTGAGCGCCGCTGGGAAGACCCGCCGTCCGCCCCTGACGACGCCCCGCCGACGCGCAAGGCAGTGCCATTCGCCGTGGCGTCCGAGCAGCGCCGCGAAGCCGATGCGATCGACCGCGCGGCCGCAATCCTACTCGACCAACCGAAACGCCCTCGCCCCGTCAACCCGCGCGCCGAGTACTCCGCTCGCCAGGCCGCGAAGTCCCAACGAGAAGCCATCGCAGCAAAGGCAGAAACATGAACATCGCCGACGCCAGAAGCCTGATCGCCGCATACCAGCAGAGCCAGTTTTTCGACCGGACCGCCCCGGGGTGGTTCGAGGAGGATGCAGACGCGCGGGCCGGAAGCTCGGCGGGGCGCACGATCGGTGCTCGCGCGGTCGGTGGCTCGACGGTCCCGATCCAGTCCGGCGCCGATCTCGTCGCGGCGATCCTGGTGAACATCCAGGAGGCCGATACCGACGCTGCGGCCACGAAGGACCGCCTTGAGCGAGCGCGCCTCGACGGCCTGTTCGACCCCGACCAGTGGGCCGGTCTCCCGAAGGACATCCGCGCCGAGTGGATCGCGGCCTGTCTTGTCGTTCGGAGCGACTGCGCTCGCGCGCAGGCCGAGGTGCAGCACTGGCACGAATACCTGGCGTGGGCCCGATCGGGGAAGGCGATGGTGCTCAAGAACCCCAATGGAATCGACGGCCTGATCTCGGCCTTGGCCAACAGCAAGTCGATCGCCGAGCGGGACCGCCGCCTGCCGCGGGAGCCAGGCGAGGACGACGACGAGATTGGGACATCGGCGCAGTTCGAACGCGAAGAGGAAGGAGCGCAACCGTGAAGCCGAAGCGCATCCAGCTCGCGCGGACGAAGGGATACCGCAAGCCGAGATCGGCCGTCGTCGTCTCGCGCCCGTCGAAGTGGGGGAATCCATACCGAGCAGGATTCATCGACGTGGACGGCGTGACACCGATGACGCCGGCCCGCGCGGTTGAGCGCTACCGATACCTGGTCTCCGTCCAGGAGCAGGCCGACGAGATCAAGCGAGAGCTGCGCGGGAAGGATCTCGCGTGCTGGTGCCGCGCCGGAGAACCCTGTCACGCAGACGTGCTGTTGGAGATTGCGAACCGATGAAACCCTGGCACCTCGCATCCATCCTGACCGCCGCGGGCCCCGACGCACGCCCGGTCTCGTTCGCCGCCATCCTTGCTCTTACTCTCGCTGCCCTGGCGGCGGCGTGTGTGGGGTGGCTGCGGTGAGGCGCGTCTGCCGTCACGTCCTGAAGCGGATTCGCTGCGGCGGGACGCACATCTGTGCGGCTCCGGCGAAGCTGTCCGCGGACGGCCTGTGTTGCGCTGACCACTTCCCGGCGACGGTGCGGGCATGAGCGAAACCGTGACGTTCACGCTCCCGGTCGCCGCCGTCGAGTGGCTGCGCAAGCGGGAGCGCGGGTCCAGCTCGAACGCCATCTTCGAAAAGCTGACCGGTCTCCCGTGCGGGTCGCAGCTGTTGTCCCATCCATACGACCCCGACGATCTGCGCCGCTGCCGACTCCTGCTCGCCGCCGTACCGCAGTTCCGCCACGACCTCGAAAAGATGGCCGAGGTCGGTCCCGAATGGGCGGAGCTGGTTGCGATCTGGGACCTGCTCTGCATCACGATGGAAGTCGAGATCGCGGCGTTCGGCGACCGCTGCCCCGAGACGTATCGGCTGATGCGCGAGGCAATCGAGCGCGGACGCAAGAAGCGAACGACGCCGGAGCCGGGATTCACGATCGAACTTCGGAGGCCCCGATGACCCCCGTCATCCGCATGACCTCCTGTGGCCTCTGCGGCTGCCTCGTTCCCTGGTGGAGGGCCTGCTGCTACCGGTGCCAGGTGGAGATGGAGAAGGGGTGGTCGGAGTGACGTTCGAGCTGCGACTTGGGGATTGCTTGGATCCGGTGACCGGGATGGCGTCATTGGCGGACAAGGGCGTGGACCACGTGATTACTGACCCGCCGTACGAGGACTCGGCTCACACGAAGCAACGCAGGGTGAAGCGCGGGAACGGGAGCGGCTCGGTGACCGGCGATCGCATGTCGATAGAGCCGCTCCCGTTCCCGCCAATTTCAGATTCCGATCGTGCACTGGCGGCGCGCCATATATTCCGGGCGGCGCGCCGATGGTCGCTAATTTTCTGCCAAGTTGAGGCGGCGATGAAATGGGCCGAGCATCATTCGCCCGAGGCTGATTACGTTCGGACGATGGTCTGGGTAAAGCCAGATGGGATGCCGCAGTACACGGGCGACCGCCCAGGGATGGGGTACGAGTCGATCGTTGCTTGCCACGCACTCGGCGCGAAGCGATGGAACGGTGGCGGGCGACACGGAGTCTTCTTGATTAACAAGAACGATCCGGATCGCAGCGGACATCCCACACAGAAGCCAGACGCGCTGATGGAGCTTCTGATTAAACTCTTCACCGACCCCGGCGATCTAATCCTCGACCCATTCGCAGGTAGCGGCACGACCGGCGTAGCCGCGATCCGGCTCGGACGCCGTTTCATTGGCTGGGAGCGAGACCCAAAATACCACGCCATCGCGCTCAAGCGGCTGACTGCCGCCCGCGAGCAGTTGGAGCTTTGCGCATGACGCCCGCCTACCACGACGACCGCCAGGGGAGGTTGCTGTGACCACGCTCCTCGCGCCATTCCCGTATTTCGGCGACGCGATGGCATATGCCAAGGCGCACGTTGTTGGTGGCGTCCTGACCATTGACGACGACGGCCAGATATGGCGCACGGCCGTTAATGTCCGGGGACTCTGGAAGACGATCGCGCCGCGCCGCGCGGAGAATGTTGGCGGCAAAGGGTACCTCCGGGTGTCGCTGGCGATTCCTGGCGGACGCGTAGCGATCGTCATGGCGCACAATCTGGTCTATGAGTGCAAGGTCGGTCCGATCCCGGATGGTCTTGAACTAAACCACGATGATCTCAACAAGACGAACAATCGACGAATCTGATCCCGGTAACAGGGGCGCAAATATTCAGCACTCGTACGCCCACGGACGTACGAAGCCGTGGAGTCTCACCGTCAACACCGTCAACTGGCGCGGTCGACCCAAGCTGACCGAGGATCAAAAGCGCGAGGCATGCCGAATGAGGCAGGCAGGAGCGTTTCTTAAAGACATCGCGGAACGATTCGGGATCGGAACGGCTCATGCCCAGCGGATTACCGGTGGAGCGCAATGAACTCGAAAGGAGGAACGGGAACGGTGCTGCGCGCGCCGTTCCCGTAGATATGTATTTCGGAGGTAAAAGCACGATTGCGAGTGAGGTCTGGAGGAGGCTCGGTACGCCCAAGCAGTACATCGAGCCGTTCTGCGGCTCTGCGGCCGTTCTCCTTGCCGCCCCCGCGCCTGCCTCGCTGGAGGTGGTCAATGACGCAAACGGATTCATCGCAAACTTCTGGCGCGCTGTCGTTCATCAACCCGGAGAGGTGGCGCACTGGGCGGACTATCCCGTCTCGCACATCGACCTCGGCGCTCGGCATCGCTGGCTGATGGAACAGCGCACGCGGATCGGCGAGGCGATGCAGGATCCAGACTGGGGCGGTGACGCCAAGGTCGCGGGGTGGTGGCTGTGGGGGCAGTGCTGCTGGATTGGGTCCGGGTGGTGCGACTGGGATCGGCAAGATTCCGCACGTCGGAAACGCGGGGCGCGGCGTCCAGGCGACGGGCCAGATTCCGCCGTCACATCCGCGGGAATGGGCGTCCAGGCGACGGGCCAGATTCCGCACGTCGGAAACGCGGGGCGCGGCGTCCAGGCGACGGGCCAGATTCCGCACGTCGGAAACGCGGGCGATCCCATGTTTCTGACCTCGGGCGGGGCCGCCGCATGGGCGTGGCTAAATAAGCTCGCCGCGCGACTGGAGCGAGTGCGCGTCGTTCATGGCGACTGGAAGCGCTGCCTCAACAACCACTACGGCGCCGATGATACGGCTGTATTTCTCGATCCGCCGTACGAGGGATTCGAGGAGTTGTATGGCGCGACGACCGTAGCGCAAGACGTCGCCGCCTGGTGCCGGGAGAACGCCGGCATTCGCATCGCTCTGTGCGGCCACCGCGGAGACTACGACATGCCCGACTGGGAGGTGCTCGACTGGGACCGCGGACGCCTCACGTACAACGGCGGTGAGACCGCCGACCTCGAAGCAATCTGGTTCAGCCCGCCGTGCGCGAAGGTCGCGGCCAAGCCAGAGCAGGAATCGCTATTCGGAGGCGCCGCGTGACCGCCCCTCGCTACTTCCTCATCGTCGCCGGCAACACAACCACCGACGCGATCGATCTCGCCGAGTCTCGTGGTCACGTCATCATCAGGTCTGTCCTCACCGGCCAGGACACGATCCGAGACCTGACCACGCTCGGAGCCAAGCGGATGATCGCGCTGGTCCGCAGGATCTCCCGCGGCGAGTTAGACCAGGAGGCCGTAATCAAGGCCCGAGAGATCATCCTCGACGTCAAGCAGCGCCAGCAGGCCAGGCATCGGGCGAACCGTGCCGCAATTCGGAGGGTAGCGTGACCGCGGCGTTCGCATTGACGTCCGAACGACGCTGGACGATCCCCGAGCCGCTCTCCGCTGACAGCCTGTACCGCTATCAACTCGGATGGGTCTGGGACGACTCGAAACCTCTAGTCCTGTTCGCTGGCCTCAACCCGTCAACCTTCCTGCCGACGAAGCCGGATCAGACGAGCCGGAAGTGGCGCGGCTTCGCGTCGCGGTGGGGGTTCGGTGGATACATCGCGGTAAACCCGTTCGCGCTCCGCGCTGTGAACCCGCGCGACCTCGTCGATAGCATGGAGGCTGGGATCGACATCGTTGGTCCCGATAACGATCGCTGGATCGGAGAGGCACTGCTAGACCAGCGGGTGAAGTTGGTCGTGCCATGTTGGGGTAACCCGCCAAGCACGGCGCTGGCCCATCGCCTCGCGCTTGTGCGATCTAGGCTCGCCAGCATTCGCGTGGGTCAGGTGCCGATGATGTTCTTCGGTTTCACAAACCTCGGTCACCCGAAGCACCCGCTCATGCTGCCGTGGGAAACGGAGTTGAGAGCGTGACCGGCCACGCCCTCTACGCCCGCCTCGCCGCAATCGCCCCGTCGATGCCGACGATGCGGGAGCAGGCAGAGGCACTCGGGCTCAGCGTCAAGCAGGTCAAGTTCGCGCGATACCGAGCGCGTCTCGCTGGCTTCGAGCTTGCCGATGTCGACGCCGAATACAGTTCGAGCTCTCCCCGCCTTTCCCGCGTCGAACGCGAGATGGCCGGTCCCGGCTGCGGACGCTGCGGATTGCGCGGGGCCCACGTTTGCACGTCGCTCGAGGACTACATCGCGGCTCGCCCTGGCGACGGCCGCACCCTCCCCGCAACGCCGCTTGAAGACGACTTCCCGTCACGCAACGGGACCACCGAGAGCGTCAGCGCAGCGGCAACCCGTCACCGGCTGACCCCGTATCACCTGACCAAGTTGCTTCGGACGGCGAAGGTCTATCGGCAGCCGGGAAGATATTGGAGGGTCGAGAGGTCCATCATTGACCGCGTCGTTCGCGAGGCGCGGGCAAGGGGGGCGGCGTAGGTGGGACGGCAGCTCACGGCGTTCAGTGCGGATACCGATCCGGAGATGGCGGATCGGCCGCGTCGAACGCACGGGAATACCGGCGGGAGACGTCAGCGGTCGCACTCGGTGGGCCCCGATCGGCAGCCCGATCTGACCCCGGACCCGAGGCGCGCCTCTCCGGTCGACGAAGAGGCCAAGGCAGCCGAACGTGCGCGCGACTGGGCCGAGTACCGAGCCGAGTTCCCGGATCGCGACCAGCAAATCAGGTCCCGCCGGCACGTCGTATCGGTTCCTCGCGCCATGCGGGAGGGAGATCGGCCGGAATCCCTGGGGTCGGGCGCACTGACGAAGCTGGAGCGGGCGGAGATGAAGCTCGACCTCGCTTTCGCCCGCGCGACCGGAGAGCGGATTGGCGTCTCTCCGACGACGTCCGGCTGCCCGACGGGGCCGTGCTGGCACGTCGGGTGCCGGCTGCACGCCGGGATTGAGGTCAAGGACGACGTCACGAAACTGAACTTTCCCGGTCGCGAGCTTCGGGACATGAAGGAGACCTGCACGCTTCGCGTCGCCAATCGCGGCGAATCGAAGAAGGGCGACCCGAAAGAGATCGGGCGCCCCGTGATGACCTGCAACGAAGTGGGCGAGATCCTCAACCTCAGCCCGGAGAGAATTCGGCAAATTGAGACAGAGGCGCTCGCGAAGCTGAAGGCGTCGTTGCTGCGTCTCATGCCGGAGCTTTCGGAGCGATGACCACGACGGAATTGGGACCGCCCGCGGCTGCGGCGGAGAATCAGCGTCGATGAAGTCGCTCTGCGGTCTCCTCGCTGCGATTGCTCTCCTCGGCTTGGCGATCGTCCATCTCGGGGGGTGCTCCCTGATCAACAAGCCCTGCCCCGATCCGATGTCTTGCAACTGCCCGACCTCGCCGAATCCTGCATGCGCGCCGTGGCCCGACGACAACGGCGACAACCCGAGTACGATGACGAAGCGACACACCGACGGAGGAATCGACAAATGAAACGCTCGCTCAAGTTCCTGGCCCTTCTCGCCGCACTGTCGGCGATGCCGAGTTGCTCGTGGTTTTCCAAACACCCCGTCATTCCCGCCGTCGTGACGTGCTCCGGCGAGACGATCCCGATCGCGCTCGTCACCCGGGTCTACGACGATACGACGGCAGAGAACTGGATCGATCTCGCCGAGAACGTCGTGCCCCTGCTCAAGGACGGCTACGCCGATCTGACCTGCATCTGGAACTACCTCGGGACCTCGAACCCGGAGACCCTGCCGCACGTCAACGCGATGAAGGCGAAGCACGCGGATGCATTCCGGGGATCGGTGTCGTGCTCCGGTGTGCCGACGGTGGTCGTGGCTCGGTTGTCGACCGACGCCGTCGCATGCGCGAGACACTGTGGCGAAGACGGATGGTCGTTGAGCTCGGGCGGGTGCGTGTGCCGCACGTCTGAGGCGCTGCGCTCGCCGGGCGACTCCACGCCGCCGACGGGACCGACGGCGGCGACCGATGCACTCGGGATGCCGGCGACGGATATGGTGCCCGCGATCGGCTGCTTGAATGGGACGGTGTTGCGCGAGACCGCGCCCGGGGACTGGGACTGCATGCGACCGGATGCGCTGCCGTCTGGGGCGAAGACGCTGACGATCTACGCCTACCCCGGCCCCAACCCAGGCGCCGCGCTCGAACGCTGCGACCGAACCTGCGGCGAGCATCTGACCAGCCTGGCGACGGTGAAGGGCTGCCTGTGCTGGCGTGGCAAGGGTCGGGCTGGGCATTGGGTTGCTCTGCGCGAGGCGCCTGGGATTGGGCTGGTGGCCACGCGATGAACGCCGTCATTCGGAGTTCCCACCTCGGCCGAGACGTCGTCCTCGGTCGCCGCCACGTCTCGCCGCATGTCGGCGGCCCGCGCCGACTCAAGGCCGCGTCGCTGCTCGCTTTGCTCCCGGCGCCGGCGGCATCGCGGGACTGGATCGCGGCGGCCGCCGCTCAGTGCGGCGGAGACTTCGGCATGTCCCTCGACGATCGCCTTGGCTGCTGCACCATCGCCGATGGTCCCGCTCACGACACGCAGATTTGGACGGCCAACAATGGACCGATGGTCACCGTCTCTGACGACGTCGTGCTCAAGGCGTATGAGACCGTGGACGGCTACGTCGATGGCGACCCTAGCACCGACAACGGCGGCATCGAGACCGAGGTCCTGTCGGCGTGGCAGGCCGGGATCGCCGGCTTCGCGAAGCTCGATGGCTGGATCCCGGTCGACCCGCGAAATCTCGACCACGTCCGCAAGGCGATCGAGCGGTACGGCGTGCTATATATCGGCGTCGCGCTGCCTCTGACCGCGCAGAACCAGGCCGTATGGACGGTCGACATCGGCGGCGGCGCGAATGCCGAGGCGGGCAGCTGGGGCGGCCACGCGATCTCGCTGAGCGCCTACGACTCGACTTCGTTCGACTGCATCACATGGGGGGCGCGGCAGAAGATGTCGGTCGACTGGTTGTCCGCCTACGCGGACGAAGCCTATGCGCCTCTCTGCTCGACGCTTTGGTGCGCGGGTCCGGGAGGCCTCTCCCCCCTCGGCGACAGCGCGGCGGCGCTCCAGGCTGACCTCGCGGCGGTGGCGTGAAATGCGCGGCTTTCCCCGGCGCATCATCGTCGGTCTCCTCGGTGCCGTCGCGCTCGCCATTTTCGCGGCATGCCCGAAGCCCGGTCCCGCTCCGGTGACCCCGGACGCCGCAGACGCCGCCCCCGCCGTGAGTTGCGACGACGCCTGCAAGCACGCCGAGGCCATCTGTCCGGGGAGCGGCTCGCCATGCCTGCCGGCCTGCAACCGAATCGCCAGGAACGACTCCGGCTACGCTCCCTGTGTGGCTTCGGCGAAGGCGTGTGGTGACCTCCGTGGCTGTGACCCGGGGGCGAGATGAGCCCGGACATCGCCACCCCATGACCCCAGGCCAGCGCAAGGAGCTCGCCTCGCTCCTCGCGGAGCGCGTGAAGGACAAGGCCGACCTCGATGACGTAGTCGGCATGTTCACGGCCGCCCGAATGCTCGACCAGGTAAACGGGGAACTTCGCGAGATCGGGGAGGCGCCGGCCGAGAACCCGGCGCCGAAGCCCGGGCCAGCATCGCCTACCGGTCGGCGGATCTTCGTGCGGGGATAGCGATGGTAGCCCGCTGGATGCGCGAGACGTGCCCGCAGTGCCACCGGGAGTTCCAGGGCTTCGGGCTCGACGCCCGGGTGGTCTATGACGAGTAGCCGCGTCGTGACCCGGATTCGAGGCAGTTACGATGGCCGGTAGGCGCAAAAAACAGGGGCCAAAGATGGCCCTCGACGACCCGCGCCGGAAGAACCTGCGGCCACCCGTGCGGCCCGGCGACCCGCCCCGCAACCCGCTGGGCAAGAACGGCTCGGAGTGGCTCAAGGCGTTCCGCGACTTCTTCGAAGAGATCCCGGGCGAGAAGCTGCCGAAGGGAGCGCCGCGTGTCGAGCCCGGTGACAACCGACACCTCATCGCGATCCGGGCTCTCTTCCGAAACATGATCATCGGGAGCGACGCCTCCCTGAAGCTAGGGATCGAGCAGCTGCAGGGGCGTGCGCGCCAGCACATCGAGGTGAGCGGCGACCTCGGAAATGGTCCGCCAGTCACGTTCCTCATCCCGGAGAACGGCCGCGACGTGGCGCATGAGGATCCGGAGCCCGTGGACGGCAAGCCGGACGACCCGCCGGCTGACGAATGAAGCAGATCGCGCCCAGCGCCCAGCGCGGCGGATCACCTCCGGGCGTCCCGGCCTCGATCACCCTCGGCCCGCAGCCCGGCTTTCAAACCAAGTTCCTATCCTCGCCTGCCGACATCACGATCGGCGGCGGCGCCGCAGGCTGCGGCAAGAGCTTCGCCGAGATGCTGGCGGCAGCCCGTCACAAGGACGTCCCCGGCTTCTCGGCCGTCTTCTTCCGTCGCTCGATCCCCGACATCACCAATCCCGGCTCGCTCTGGGACGAGTCGTTCAAGGTCTTCCCGCTGCTGGGCGCGAATCCGGTCAAGAACACGCACGAATGGATCTGGCCCCGTGGCGCCAAGGTCAAGATGTCGCATCTTGAGCACGACTCCACCGTGCTCGACTGGAAGGGTGCCCAGGTCCCGCTATTCATCTTCGATGAGCTGACCTCGTTCACGGCGGCTCAGTTCTGGTACATGCTCAGCCGCAACCGATCAACCTGCGGCGTCCGTCCCTACATCATCGCGACGACGAACCCCGAATGCGATTCGTGGGTGGCCGAGCTCATTTCCTGGTGGATCGATCAGGACGAATACCTCGACGACGGATCCCAGAACCCGCGCTATGGGTTCTCGATCCCGGAGCGCTCCGGGAAGCTGCGCTATTTCACGCGCCTCGGCGACGAGATGGTCTGGTGCGACACCGCAGAAGAGGTGCTCGCCAATCCGGACGTCCGTGCCGGCGTTGAGGAGGCGATGCGCGAAGCGGAACTGTCCTATGAGGCAGCAGCCGCAGCGCTGATCAAGTCGATCACCTTCATTCCCGGCAAGCTCAAGGAGAACAAGATCCTCGAGCGATCGAACCCCGCCTATCGCGGGAACCTGATGGCGATGACGCGCGTCGAGCGCGCGATCTTGCTCGACGGCAACTGGAAGGCCAAGGCAAGCTCGGGCGACTTTTTCAAGCGTCAGGAAGTCACGATGCTCGACGCGGAGCCGGACGATGTCGTCGAGTGGGTGCGAAGCTGGGACCTCGCCGCGACGGAGCCGAGCGACAAGAATAAGAACCCGGACTGGACATGCGGCGTGAAGATGGGCCGCCGAGAAAACGGTAGATTCGTCGTGGCGCACGCGGAGTTCGTGCAGCTCCGATCCGATCCCGTCGCCGAGCTCATCGGCGCCACGGCGGTGTCAGACGGTGAGCAGACGAAGATCCGCCTACCGGAAGATCCTGGCCAGGCCGGCAAGGACCAGACGGCCGACTACGCGAAGTTCCTGGCCGGCTTCGATGTTGTCTTTGAGCGCGAGACCGGGCCGAAGCCAACCCGTGCCAATCCATTCGCCCGCCAGTGGCAGCACGGAAATGTGGACGTGGTCCGCGGGAAGTGGAATTCACAATACTTCGCGCAGATGGAGGGATTCCCGTCGAAGCAGGTGAAGGACGACGCCGTTGACGCCAGCGCCGGCGCGTTCAAGCAAATGGAGAAGCCACTCTCAATGGCCGACGCCTATCGAGGCGACTAAACGGCCGGCTCGTCGTCCGGGTTCGGTGGCGGCTGATTCGAATTCGGAGGCGGCAGCGGGTCCGGTTCGTCCTGCTCTTCCGGGATCGCCGCGTCCAGCTCCTCGGCCATCTTGATGTCGTCGTCGGACAAATCGTAGGTGCCCTCGTCCCTCAGGCGCTTGAAGATGGCGGCGATCGGGAGACCGATCTTCTCGTAGAGCGCATCGGCCTGAGCGCGCTGGAACTGGATCGCGGCGAGATCCTTCGCGCTGAGCTGCCACATTGGGTTCGGGCAGATCTCGAATCCCTCCGGCAGCCGGCCGAGCTCGCTGCGGATCATGATCTCGTACATCAGCGTGAGCGGAGGCAACCGTACGCGCTCGTCCTCTCCCGAGACGCGGTCGTAGTAGAGGCGGACGTCATTGTCGCCGGTGCTGTTCATGCCCGGGGCCGACTGCCCAAACAGCTTCACCATCGGGATGCGAGCCGCGCCGCAGGCATCGATCGCGAAGAAGCCGAGCACGTTGTCGAGGCCGCCGAACTGGAGCACCTTCGAGTCGTATTCCTCGTCGTTGTTGATCAATAGCAGCCGGTGATTCGACTTCCCGAGGGCGGCATCGCGGTAGCGTTTCTCGACGCTGGCGCCGCCGTCCTTCATGGCGATCATCTTCGCGAGCGAGGTCTTGATGACGTCGAGCTTCGCCTCCCAGAGCATCGAGGCGACGTTCTCCTTGCTGCCGTCGTAGTCCGTCATCGAGGTCACGACATGGCGAAGCTCGGAGTCGTGCCAGAAGTTGTTGGCGAGGAAATCGTCGTAGTCGATGAGGCGGCCCTCGAAGCGGAACACGCGCGACCAGTGAACCTCGACCGAGGAATGGCGGACCCTGTAGAAAAGCGGCTTGCCGTAGTTCGGGCTGTTGAAATCCCGATCGGGAGCGCCGCCCTGCGGGATCACCCAGGTGCGATCCCAGACCATGAAACCGCGAAGCGACCCCTTGCGGATGGAGGCCATGTCGAGCGGCTGATCGAAGGCGTGCCCGTCGATGATCGGAATCACCGCGGCGCCCCCGAAGAGACGACCCCACGTCAGCCCCTCATGTTGAACGGACTTCAGCCGGAACTTGCGCTCGGCGCGCTTGATGATGGCGGCGTCATCCTTCGTGATGCCGTCCCACTTCACCGTGATCCCTTCCCGGATCATGTCCTCGACCGGGATCGTGACGATGGCGTTCGCCAGCCATGATTTGCGGAACATCGCCCGAAGTTGCTGATCCCCCAGCGGCCCGACGAAGCCGTAGTTGGAGAAGGAGCGCTTGTCGCGCCAGGTCCCCAGCCCCGACTGCTCGTTTCGGAGTGCGTCGGCCATGGTGAGCTGTTCTCCGCGCCGGGCCGTGGTGGGTAGGCGGTCCGCGGCCGACGCCGGAGGGGCCAGGGCGGCGGCTGCATTCTTGACGTTCCGAGCCTTCGTCATCGTGGCACCAGCCTAGGCCGATGCGTGACAGAATGACAATTCCGGGCGAACCGAAACGTGCCGAATTTGCAATTCTTGCCAAATTGGCACAGAGTGGTCCCACGGAAATGGCCCGCGGGCTGCTTTACACGCTGCTATCGCTCTACCCGAAGTCGATTCGGGCCAAGGCGGCGCGTGCTCGCCGCATCCGGCCTGTGCTGCCCTCCAAAGCGACGGAGTTGCGCTACCGGTTCGCGCTGAATCAGGTAGTCGCTCAGTGCCGGCGCGCCGGAGACGACGTCGCGGCCGGTATGCGGGCGCACTGGTCGCTGGCCACCGGCGACTCGATTCAGGGCCGCGACGCTCCGCCGCCGCCGCCGCCCGGCGGACCGCTGCCCGCGCCGGGTCTCTCGACGCTGATCGAGCAGGCCGCGCGCCGCTTCGGAGGCATCGAGCATCAGGCCGAGACCATGGCACGGCTCGCCGCACGCCGCGTGCTGGCCGATGTCGACGAGAAGCTCGCCGCTAACCTTGTTCGCTCCGTCGGCGTCGACATCAGCAGCTACCTGGCGCCGACCGAGGAGATCGGCGCGGCCATGCGCGAGGCCGCGACAGCCAACGTAGAGCTGATCAAGTCGATCCCGTCCGAGTACCTCGACAGGGTCAAGGACGCCGTCGAGAAGTCGTGGTCTACCGGCCAGCGCTGGGAGTCGCTGGCGAGCGAGGTCAAGCACATCGGCCAGATCACCGAGCGCCGAGCGCGGATCATCGCCCGCGATCAGACATCGAAAATGAACGCGGCCTTCAACGAGGTCCGTCAGGCCAGCGTCGGGATCGAGGAGTACGACTGGAGCGGCGTCCTGGACAGGCGCGAGCGACCGTCGCACCGAGCGATGGAGGGGACGCGCCAGCGCTGGGATTCTCCGCCGCTCGTCGATGGCGAGCACGTCCATCCCGGGGAGGCGATCCTGTGCTTCCCGGGCGACTCAGAGATCCAGTTCGCTCACGACGTGAAGAAAGCGTATCGGCGTTGGTATCACGGCGAACTGACCGAGATCGTCACGGACTCTGGAAAAACGCTCCGCGGAACACCGAATCACCCGGTGCTTACGACGCGAGGCTGGCTCCCGCTTGGCCAGCTCGACGAGCGCGACCACGTGATCGAGGTTTCCGAGAAACCATTCCAGGCGTCGGAAGTATACGAGCAGAATCGAGTACCCCTGATCGCCGATATATTCCAGGCGGCGTCGGAAGGTTGCGTGATTCATCCGCTGGGCCTTGCCGTTCAGGATTTCCACGGCGACGGATCCGACGGACAGGTCGATGTTGTATTTCCCGCACGCCCGCTGTTCGTGGACGTGGTGACCGCGAGCGCGGAGCGCAGCGACCAATTCGGGCTCTCCGAATCCCCGGATGCGAGCCTCGGCAAGGGCTGCCTTGCGCTGGCGTTCCTCCGTGTGGCGAACGCCGCGCGCAGCGTCGTGAGCCGCTTCGGTCAAGGCCTGTCGCTCTTCTGGCGACAGGCGACCCATTCGCAGCTTGTTTGCCTCGCTGGCAGTTCGGCGCTGAACACCGGATTCCCTCAGACGTTGTCGAATGGCGTTTCTGTCGGCGCCGAGCCGACGAGAAATGGACAGTTCGCTCTCTCCTCCCAGGTAGGCGGCGACGATCTCGGGGACGTCGAGTTCCGCGCGGTTATGGCTCGGGCGGCCAGCGCGGAGATCGGTCTTCACGCCCATGGCGCGCAGGCGATGGGACAGCGTGTTCTCGCTGACGCCGACGATCTTGGCGGCCATGCCGAGGGTCTTCCCTTCCGCCATCAGGCGAGCCGCGTGCTCAAGGCGCGACGATTCAATTGGGCGGGTCATGTCTTCAACCTGGAGACGTCTGCCGGTTGGTATGTCACGAACGGAATCGTAGCACACAACTGCCGCTGCGCCGCGATCCCGCGCGTGAACTTCAGCGAGCTTGCGCCGTCCGCCGCCGCCGAGCAGCGGGAGGTCGCGTGAAGCGCGAGCGCGTAAAGGCGATCGACTTCAAGGCTGGCAAGCCCACGCGCTGGCAGGCGTTCGACCTGCTTCCGTTCGAGATCGCCGACGCCTCGAAGCGCCGCATGACCGATGAGGGCTTCATGATTACCCCCGCGAACATCTCGCGGACCGGCATCCAGGAGTACGGCGCTCGTGAGCTCGGGATCGAGGGAACCAACCGCACGATCCGGCTCTATCGGCCGCCCGAGGAAGTCTTCAAGCCGGAGTCCTACAGCACGTTCGAGCGCCAGACGCTCACCAACGATCACCCATCGACCAGCGATGGTGTGACGGCGTCCAACTACCGCTCCGTGACGAGCGGAGACGTCCACGACGTAGCCCCGGCGGGAGACGGCATCAATCTCGGCGCGAATCTCTATTTCAAGGACGCCAGCACGATCGAAATGGTCGTGACGTACGACAAGAGCCAGCTCTCTTGCGGCTACTCGTTCGATCTCGACATGACCCCGGGGACCACCCCGGACGGTCAGGCGTACGACGGCGTCATGCGCGACATCGTGGGCAACCACGTCGCGATTGTTTGGCAAGCGCGCGGTGGGCCCGGGCTTCGGGTTGCCGACAAGAAACCCAACCAGGAGAAGCGAATCATGCGAACGGTCACCATCGACGGAACGAACGTCAACTTCGAGGACGACAACCAGGGGGCGATGGTCGAAGTCGCCCTCAAGCGGGCTCGCGACAGCGTCACGGCGGCTGAGGCGGCCCGCGATGCCGCCATTGGCGAGTCGACGGCGGCCAAGGCGGCGCTGAAGGCAGCGTCCGACGCCGCGACCGCGGCCGCGACCGAGCACGCCGCGAAGCTCGCCGAGTTGCAGGCAAAGGTCGTCACCGACGAGCAGAAGGCCGCCATGGTGCAAGAGCTGACCAAGGCGATCTCCGACGCCAAGACCATCCTCGGCGATTCGTTCGACTCGAAGGGACTCGGCGCTCCCGCGATCCATATCGCCGCTCTCGAGCACGTCGCCAAGGACGCCGCGAAGTACCCCGGCGTGATGGCGGTTCTCGGCGGCGTGAAGCCGTCCGAGGCGAAGCCCGAGATCGCAAAGCTGGCGTTCGATGCCGCCGTGGCGGTGCGGGCCGCTGGCGGCGCGGGCTTCGTCTTCGGCTCCAGCTCCAGCGCCAACGACGCGGCGGCGCGGGCGTTCGCTCCCGGAAAGACCGGTGGCGGCAACACCTCGGGTGCTCGCGTGATCGACTACAACGCGCGTCAGACGCGCACCAACGGCGGCTCGGCGTCCGCCTAGTCCCGGCAACCACCACAGGAACAGGAGAACCGAGCCATGGCGAACCCATCAAACGCAACCGTCAACGTCAAGCCGGCATTTGCCTATGCCGGCCAGGACATGACGCCCGATCGGCCGACCAACACCTACATGAACGAGTCTGCGACCGCGCTGGACGCCGGCATTCCGGCCGTTCGCGGCACGGCGAGCACGACCACGCCCGGCGGCGTCGAGACCTGCAAACCGATGGCGGCCGATACCGACGACATCCTCGGTGTGATCCTCCGCATCCCGATGAAGGACGCGGATTTCACGACCGACACCGTGAAGCTGAATCAGTACGAGCCCGTCCCGGTGAAGGTCGAGGGCCGTGTCGCGGTCTTCGCCGCCGAGAACGTCCGCGGCGGTGATGAGGTCATCGTCATCACGGCCGGCGCCGGCGCGCAGACCACGGCGTTCGGCAGTTCGCTGGGCGGCGTTGCCGGGGTGGGCCGGGTCGCCATGACCGGCTGGAAGTGGTGCGGCAGCGGCGCCATCACGGCCGGCACGCTGGCCGAGATCGAGGGTCACGCCATCACCCGCGGCAAGATCAACTAGTTCCGGGCAATCCCAACACCAACGAAGGAAAAGGACTATGAGAATCCAAACCATCGACACTTCGGGATCGCCCGTCATCATCGACAACTTCCCTGACGAGCGGGGAGAGGAGCTAACGCAGTTCGCGCGCGACAATGCCAGTCGTTTCGGCGTCAGCGCCCGCGACATGGAGCCGATGACCCACCTTGTGGGGCAGCTCGCCTACCTCGAGACCGAGGCGCGCCCGCAGGAGTACGAGGAGCGGTTCTACCGCGTCCTCCTGCCCGGCGGATGCGTCACGTCCGAGGCCGGCGAATGGGCGGAGACTGTCCTCCACCGGACGACCGACCGCACCGGGAAAGGTCGCCGCGTTCATCCATCGGCGAACAACGTCCCGATGGCGAACGTCGCCACCTCTCAGGCGGGCGTCTCGGTCTCGCACAACGCGATCGGGTACGCATACTCGCTGCAGCAGATCCGGCAGTCGGTGCGCTACCTGACGCCGCTGCCGGCGGCCGATCAGCAGGCAGCGGTCGAGGGCGCCGAGGATCACATCAACGACGTCGCTCTGATCGGGGAGGTGGAGTCGAACTTCAAGGGACTCCTGAACTACTCCACTGTCGACGCGAATACGCGCGCCAGCGGCGCGGACTGGTCGGCGGCCACGGCTGACACCATCGCTGCGGACATCAATACGGTCCTGGGCAATGTATTCGTGAAATCGAAGCAGAAGTACCCGCCGTCCGTGCTGGTCATTCCGCCTTCGCGGGTCTCGCGCCTGATGCAGCTGCGGTCGACCGGTGTCAACGAGACCGTCATGAAGTGGCTGACCACCAACAATCTCTACACCAACATGACGGGCAAGCCGCTGACCATCATCCCGGGTCCCTCGGCGCTCGAGACGCTGGGCGGCTCGGCCACCAAGCGCTGCCTGGCCTACACGCCGAATCCGCTGAACGTCAAGTTCCACCTCCCAATGCCTCAGCGCTTCATGGCCCCCCAGATGGATGGCCTCATGGTCATCGTCTACAGCGAGTACCGTCTCGGCGGGCTCGACTTCGCGAAGATCTACACCGCGGAGTATATGGACGGCGTCTAGGCCGACCGCTGCCCGCGATGCGTCCGAATTTGGGGCGCGTCGCGCGGCGGCGCATCGTGAACGCAAGGAGGATCGAGCATGCGGAAGATCAAGAACACGACCGGGGGCGGCCTCGGCACGTACATCGGGAACGGGCTGGCGCCCGACGGAAAGACGATCATCGAGCGCGAGCACGTCGTCTTCGCGGCCAACGCCGTCACCGAGATCGACGACAAGAAGCTGGCCGAGGCGGTCAAGGACCCGATCGTCAAGGGCTGGTTCGATGACGGCTCCCTGGTCGATCAGACCGTGTCCGAGGTGGTTGCCAAGGCCGCGGCCGAGGCAAAGCCGGCCGACCCGAAGGGCAGTAAGTAGCGAGCAGCAATGGACGTCCCCGGCTTCCAGACCTTGTTTCCCCAATTTCCGTCGCCGACATACGATGCGCGCATCGCCGTGCTTCTCGCGGCGGCGCCGGAGTACGACCCGGACAAGCTGGGGACTCAACTCGATCTCGCAACGGGGCTCTGGGTCGCCGACCAACTCGCCGCGCAGGACATCGCCATCAAGTTCGGTGCCGGCGGTGTCCTCGCGTCGAGCTCTTCGAGCACCGAGAAGAGGGTCGGCTCAGAGAGCATCAAGACGTCCATCTCGCAGGGGGCCAAGGCAGTGGCAGGGCAGACGACCTACGGGGCTCGGCTCGACGCACTGCTCAGTCTGTACGGCATGGGTGCCGTGGCCACGCTGGGACCAGTGTTTTGCGGCCAGGGGCCGTTCTGATGAGCGTCTCCGTCCGCATCGAAGGCGATACCCAACTCCGCGGCCTGGCCGAGTTGCAGCGCCGCATGGACGCCGCCCGGAATAAGGTGGTCAAGGTGGGCGTGCCGAGCGGGCCGGTCGAAGCAGACGGGACGTCGATGGCGCTAGTCGCGTCCGCGGTTGAGTTCGGGCGGCCATCAATCAACCAGCCCGAGCGGCCGTTCCTGCGCGGCGGCGTCAACGACTCACTGCCTGCAGTGCGCCAAGTCGCTGAGCATGGACTCCGCGCTGTCGTGGAAGGAACGCGGTCGACGGAGGCCGTGCTCGAGACCATGGGGGCCGTCGCGGCCGGATCGGTCAAGCAGTACATGGCCGGCGACCACTTCGCGCCCAACGCGCCTGCCACGATCGCGAAGAAGAAGTCAAGCCAGCCGACCATCGACACGGCCTCGCTTCGCCAGTCCGTCACCCACGTCGTCGAGGCTACCTGATGCCCATCGACATCAGCGAGCTCAACGGGGACCCCGACTTCGCGCAGACGATCTCAATTCTCCGCGCCCTGGCGCCGACGTTCGCGAACGAAGGCATCGCGACCGCAGCCTATGCCGATGCGGTCCCGCTGGTGGCGACGGTCCAGCCGGCGACCGAGGCCGACCTGAAGGCGCTCCCCGAGGGGACCAACCTCACGGACGTGATCTCGGTCTGGAGCGGCGACGAGATCCAGGTCGGCGACCAGACCGGCGCTGGCTCCGACATCCTGATCGTCAACGGCAAGTCCTACCGGGTCGTCAAACGCGAGGACAGGGTCAAGAACGGGTACAGGCGCGTATTTGCGGAGAGGTTCACGCCATGATCGCGGACATCGCGCAGTCGATCCGCGAGATCGTCCGCGTGGCGATGGCGATGGCGACGGATTCCGTGCGGCCCGCGAACCAACTCGCGGGCGCGGGCACGCAGGTCCAGCACCTCGCGACCGTCGAGATCATCCGGATGACGGATCTGGGGTGGCCGGCCATCACGACCGAGAATGTCGACGACACCAATGCGAGCCCGGTCACCGAGAACGTCGACCAACTCAAACAGGTCGTGGCCAGCGTGAACTTCTACCGCGGCGGAAACGCCGATGCGGCCGGGATCGCCGTTTGGACGCTGCGAGCGGTCGATGACGCCGCTCGGGTCGGCCAGCGCATGACGATGGGAGCGACCTTCGATCTGATCCGGAGCCTCGGACTGGCATTCATCGATGCCAGTGACGCCCGAGATCTGACCGCGCTCGAAAACGGAATCTGGAAGAGCCGGGGCCAGGTCGACCTGACCTTCAACGTCGTCAACCGTGAGTCCTCGCAAATCCCGACGGTCGGAAGCGGCAGCGTCGGCCTCACCGTCGATTCGAAAACCATCACCATCGAGGTCCAGTCATGAGTCTGAGCCAAAACGACGTCATCACCGTTGCCGTGCAGACGAGCGCGCCTGCCGCCGCCGGGCGCAGTTTCAGCACCGGCCTGATCCTCGGAAAGAGCGCGGTCCTGCCGCTCAGCGAGCGGACGCGGGCCTACGTGAACCTGACGGGAGTGGGCGTGGACTTTGCGCCGACGACCGAGGAGTACAAAGCTGCCTCCGCCTGGTTCGGACAGAAGGGCGCCGCGCTGCTCAAGATCGGCCGCCAGTTCCTGGCGGCGCAGTCGGGTCAACTGCGTGGCGCCAACGTCTCCGCGACGCTGCTGTCGGCGTTCCAGGCCGTCACGGCCGGTGGCTTCGACATCGCGATCGACGGGGTGAACGAGCAGATCAGCGGCCTGAACTTCTCGGCCGACACGACCATGCCCCAGATCGCGACCACGATTCAGACGGCGCTTGCCGCCCTGGTCGCCTCGACGACCTGCACCTGGAATGCCGCCCTCGGCTGCTTCGTCATCACGAGCCCGACCACGGGGACGTCCTCGAGCATCGGCTACGCCGCGGCGCCGACGCATTCGGGAACGCCGACGGACGTCTCCGTGCTCCTGGGGCTGGCGTCCGGGACCGGAGCCCAGGCGTACGCCGGGATCGCGATCGAGACCATGACCGCCGCCCTCAACGCCTCGGCGGTCTTCGATCCCAACTTCTTCGGCCTCGCGCTCGCTGGCGGCACGACACAGGACCAGAAGGACGCCATGGCGTGGGCGGAAGCTGGGACGTATCTGTTCTCGTTCACGGTGACCGATCCGGCGGCCAAGCTGTCGGCCACGACGACGGACCTCGGCAGCTTCGCGCAGTCGAACGAGTACGAGAACAGCTTCGGGACGTGGTCGGGGAGCGCCTATGCCGGCGTCTCGGCGCTCTCCCGCGAGCTCCTGGTTGATCTCACGCAGCCTAACTCGGCGATCACGCTGTTCGGCAAGCAGCTCCCAGGCATTCCGGTCGACAGCATCACCGAGACCGAGCGTCTTGCGCTGGAGGCGAAGGATCTGAACTACTACACGCCGTTCGCGGCGCCGGGCGCGACCAACGGGTTCGCGATGTTCGCGCAGGGGAAGTGCGAGGACGGGACGTTCATCGACCAGGTCTTCAACCTGGACTGGATGCAGGCGCAGCTTCAGAACTCCTACTTCGTCGCTATCACGAGTCTGCCGACGAAGGTCGCGCAGACCGACAAGGGGCTGGCGCGAGTGGGGACCGCGCTCGCCAAGGTGATGGCCCAGGCAGTCGCCGCCGGCATCCTCGCGCCGGGCACCTGGAATGGGGACGACGTCGGGGAGATCAAGAGCGGCGACCGTCTCAAGGACGGTTATTACATCTTCATCGCTCCGGTCTCGACCCTCAGCGACTCGGATCGGGCGGCGCGCAAGGCGCCCGCGATCACCATCATCGCCACCGGCGCCGGCGCGGTCCAAAAGGGATCCGTGGTCTTCGCCTTCCAGCAATAGGAGCCTCGACATGGGACTCAAAGCAGCAGATTTCGGCAGCATCGTGGTCATGGTGGAGTTCGCGCCGACCCTTCCGCCCCACGAGGTCACGGAGTGGTCTGACGACGATGACTGCTTCATGTTCAAGCGGCGCCAGCCGAGCGCGACGGACAAGGTCGGATGCGGCGGCGACATGGTGATCTTCCGGAGCTCGGACCGCAGCGGCGAGTTCACGCTGAAAATCTTTCAGACGAGCCCGACGAACAAGTACCTGAATGCCGGGCTGGCGCTGCTGGAATCGGAGGAGGCGGACGTATTCGTTCCGATCTCGATCATGTTCACCGACACCAATCGGCTGGACGTCATCAAGGGGCTCCAGGGATACGTCAAGCAGGTACCCGACATCGCCCGCGGCAAGGACGCCAAGGTGCAGGAGTGGACGATCGTCGCCAGCGACACGTCCGTGTTGCTCGGCGACCCTGTCTTCGCGGCGTTCATCGCGGCGGCGGCGGCGGGGCAGTAGGCCATGGGGACGCACGGGATCAGCCAGAAGGAGATCGGAGGGATCTCATACGCCTTCCACACGATGCCGGCCTCCAGGGGCATGGAGGTCTGGTCGGCCATCGAGCCGGCCGTGGCCAACGCCGGGAACTCGCTCTCGGCCGTGGCAGCGGTGGGCGGAAAGGAAGTGGCCGCACTCGCCCTGGGCGGCGTCAAGGCGATGCCAGGCCCAGAGAAAGAGTCGTTGATGGCGACCGTGGCCCTCCTGACGGCTGTCTCCGCGCTGCCGGAGGCCGACTGGGCGAAGCCGGACGGCGCGCCGATGATGGGGCGCGGGCGGCTCGTCAAGACGATGTTCGAATACGTGCGGATCGGCGGCAAGCCGGTGGATGTCGACGTGAACTTCACCGGCCGCCTCAAGTCGATGTACGCCGTCCTCGGGGAGGCCCTGCGGGTGAACTTCGGGGATTTTTTCTCCGGCTTGGCCGAGGTTACCGATTCACTCCTCAGCACGGCCAAGCCGGAATAGAGCCCGTCCCGTCAGACAACATCAACTGGTACCTGTGGAGGCCAACGCGATGCGCCCCTCCTCTTTGCACGCGGCACGAACTCGACACCATCTACTCGCTGGCGGACCTGCGGGACTTCCACGAGGTACTGGACATCGAGGACGAGACCGCGCGACGCGTGCGAGCGAAGGCCGAGCGAGACGCAAAGGAAGCGCCTAAGCGATGAGCGTCAGCGTGGGCGCCGGCGGTGTCATCGACCAACTCTGGGTCGCGCTCGGGATAAAACCGGACTCGACCGGGTTCCGCCAGATCAAGCAGGAGGTCGACGAGGCGAAGTCGTCACTGCTCAGCGTCGGGACGGCGGTCAAGGCGTTCGTGGCCGGGTTCGCGATCAAGGAGGTCGCCGACATAGGGGCGACGTTCGAGAACAACAGGAACTCTATCGCTGGTTTCCTTTCAGAGATGGGTCTCAGCAGCGATTTCACCGCTGGGCTGCAAGACGCTTCGGACATCGTCAACAAGATCACCATCGACGCAGCGAAGTGGCCGGGGGAGGCCGAGGACTACATCAAGGTCTTCAAGGCCGGGTTGCCGTTCCTGAAGGATGCGGTCCCCGGGGGACGCAACGGGATCGTGGACTTCCTGGACAACTTCACGGCGGTCGTGAAGTCCAAGAATCCCGATATAGACATTGGAACGATTGCCAGGGAGACGCGCGAGCTATTCGAAGGTCGCGCCATGCTCCGAAACAACGTCTTCATGTCGTTACTCCCGTCGCTGAAGCTGCTCGATGGCCAGGCGGGGCTCACGGCCCAGAAGTTCAACGCCATGACGCAGCCGCAGCGCGTGCAGTTGCTCCAGGCTCTATTCACGAGGATGAAGCCGCAGATTGATGCGGCCGCCAACAGCTTCGACGCCATGTGGGGCGCCGCAGTCTCGGCCCTCAAGCAGATGACCCGCGTCGCCACGGCGCCGCTTTTCAAGGGAATGAAGCAGGGGCTCGACGCGATCAACAGCGCCCTCTACGACGCGAACGGGAAGCTAACGCCGTTTGGCCAGGGCATCGTGGACGCCATCTCGACGGGTGTGAAGTACCTGACGCAGTTCATGGCGATGGGCGGACATCTCCTGCTGTGGTTCGCGCATTCGAAGGCCGGGGCGCTCACGTTCAAGGCGGCGCTGTCGTTGCTGGGCGCGGCGCTGACGGGGCTAGCGGTCGAGAAGACGATTGGATCGTTCGCGAGCTTGCTCAAGGTGATGACCAACCTCAAGTCGCTGCTGACGGGCGGCCTGTTCCTGGCGATTGGGCTGATCGCTGAGGATCTCTATCGGTTCGCGACCGGGGGAAACTCCGTTACGGGGCTGCTGGCGAAGAAATTTCCCGACGCATTCATGGGCGCGATGGCGGCGGTGCAACAGTTGTCCGACGCACTTGGGGTCATCGGACAGGTTCTGTCGGTAGTCGTCAGCAATTCTAACCTGCTGCTGACGGCACTGATCCTGCTCGGCGCCGCGTTCGCTCCGGAGGCGGCGCTAGGGGCCGGGATGTTCTGGATCGGCCAGAAGGCGGCGGAATTGATCGTTCAATTCACGAAGCTGATCGGACTCGCGCACGCTCTCGGCTTCGTCGCCGAGGAGCCGGATTCTCTTCAGAACTTCAAATCAAACTACGATCGTAACGCTTCCGCCGACGACGACGAGCCGAACTTCCTCCGAAAGATCCCATCGACCATTCGGCGGCCGGTCGTGACCGCGCCGACGCCGACCTGGCATGCATGGTCCCCAGCCGACTCCGCGGCGCCTGGCGCCTTCGCCGGAGCGACGAGCAGCCAGGTAAACAACAATCAGAAGATCGACATCAACATTCAGAGCACGGAACCTCGCGCCGCCGGCAAAGAGGCTGCTCGCGAGATCGTCAGAACCGCAAATAGCGGGGTCAAGTTCTGATGCCCGCTCGCCTATGGATCTTCCAGAACGGGAAACCGAGCTTCGCGTTCGACGCCGTAATCCGCGAGCAGCATGCCCGCGAGCTCACTGTGCCGCAGGAGCCGGTCGACACCGGTTACGTCATCAGCGACCACGCCTTCCTGATGCCCGATCGGCTATCGATCGAGGCTGCGGTCAGCGACATCGCGCTGAAGCCGCGCACCGCGGATCCATTCGCGAGCAGCAAGAGCCGCAGCGTGACCGCGTTCAGCCTCATCCGCGGCCTACAGGAGGCGCTGGAGCCGTTCTCCATCCAGACGGGCCTGCTGCTCTACGACAGCATGATGATGACGAGCTTCAGCGGCGATCAGGACGCCGCCACCGATACCGCCCTTCTGTTCCGGGCCGAGTTCACGCGGGTCAAGATCACGAGCACGCGGACGATAACGTTCCCGCCCCGAAAGCAGGGCAAGCCAGCGCGGCAGGGCGCCAAGAAGGTCGACAACGGGAATCAGAGCACGAAACCGGCCGACGCCGGCGCGGTCGATAGTATCGCCCTGAGCCTCGGGAAGAAGAGCGGGTTCCTGCAGAGTGTCGGACTGCTGCCTACGCCATGACTCAACCGTCGACACGCCAGTTCCTCCGCCGCGCCCGGGTCGTGACCGGGACGGACGGCACCGGGATCGACATCGAAGATCTGCGCATCTACTTCAAGGTCACGAAGACGATCGGGAGGACGCCGAACACGGCGACGATCAAGATCTACAACCTCTCGCCCGACACCGAGGCACTGGTCAAGGGCGAGTTCGACGAGGTATTACTCGACGCTGGTTATGACGGCGCAACGCGGGGCCTCTTCCGCGGGAACATTCGTTACGTCGAGGGCTACCCGGAGCAGGCCGAGCGCATCTTGCAGCTCGACTGCGGTGGCAACGACGCGGACTTTCAGAACGCGACGGTCAACATCTCCCTGGCTGCCGGCTCGACCACGAACCAGCTCATCGATCACCTCGTGTCGTCCTTCTCGACGGTGAAGAAGGGCACGATCGCGATCAAGGACCGCAAGCACCTGCGCGGTCGCGTACTGTCCGGAATGACCCGCGATGCCCTCGACCGGATTGCGCTCGACCACGACGCGCACTGGTCGTTCCAGGACGGCGTCTTGCACATCATCCCGGTCGCCTCGGTGCTGCCGAATGAGGCCGTGGTCATCACGGCGGAGACTGGCATGCTGAGCGTGCCCGAGAGGACCGACAAGGGGATCAAGGTGAACTGCCTCCTGAACCCCCTGATCGTGCCGAACGGAAAGATCCAGCTCGACAACAATGACTTCCGCGACCGGGTCCGCAAGCAGCGGTTGAAGTTGCCAGGCGCGAAGCCGCACACGGGGGCCAAGGCGAAGCAGTCACACAAACTGTCCGGCCTCGATCCTGATGGCCTGTACAAGGTTCTGCGCGTCGAGCACGAGGGCGACACGCGTGCCGACAAGTGGGCATCGGAGGTGATCTGTGTCGCGCTGGGCGGCGTTCCCGCGGGGAGGGCAGCGGCATGAGCGACGCGGGCGACATCCAACGCGACCTCGAGCTGTCGGCGACCGAAACCGACGCTGCCACGGCGGCCGCCCGAGAGATCCAGAAGAACATCCACACGCAAATGCCGGGGATCATCCGGTCCTACGACCCCGCGACGCAGACCGCGACCGTGCAGCCGGCGATTCAGCGCGTCTGGATCGAGGAGGGCGGCGTGGACCTGCCGCAGTGCCTCGACGTCCCAGTATACTGCCCTCGCGGCGGAAACTTCGTCTTTACGTTCCCGGTGACGGCCGGCGACGAGTGCCTGCTCTGCTTTAGCGAGCGCGCGATCGACTTCTGGTTTGAGAACGGCGGTATTCAACTCCCGAGTGAATACCGGCTGCACGATCTCTCGGACGCCTTCGCATTTGTGGGCTTTTCGTCGAAGCCGAACGTCATCAAGGACGTGGCCACGGACGCCGCGGAGTTGCGCACGCTCGACGGTAAGACGCGGCTACGGGTCGAGGACGGCATGGTCACGGCCGGCGACCTTGCGGATGCGGTCGCGGCGGTCCGCGCTGACGTCATCAATGAGATCCTGGGGATCATCTCTGGCCACACCCATGTCGTTGCCGGCACGAGCGCGACCGGCGGCCCGGTGACCGGAGAGGCGGCGCCGTCGGCGGAGCTGAGCTCACTCCCTGACCCGTCGGCGAAAAACGTGAAAGTGTCCTGATGGTCATCGTCCCGTTCACCTCGGACTACTCGCAGACGTTCCGGACGCAGCTCGGCGACGACATCTATGTGTTCGACGCGCGCTGGAACGAGCGCGGCCAGGCCTGGGACTTCGACCTGACGCGGAACTCCGACCAGGTCCTGCTGCTCGCCGGCGTGCCGCTGCTGAGCGGCCAAGACGTCCTGTCTCCCTATGCTCTCGGCATCGGCGGCATGGTCGTGGCTGACCTCTCAAGCACGAACAGCGATGCCGGCCCCGACGACTTCGGGGATCGCGTGGTCGTCGTCCATTTCAGCCCCGAGGAAATGGCGATCCTCGCCGGGGCGGGGGTTGCCGGTCTCGCGCCGACTGGCGGCTCGCCGGCCGCGGCGTCAACCTCGACGAGCTCGCCGACGTCGACCGGTGGGACTGGATCGAGCGCACAGGTCGTCACGACGACCATCAGCCAGACGATCACAAACCTGACTCTCGTCGGCGGCGGAGGCGGGATCGGGAGCGACCAGCAGCGCGACGATTCTAGCGGGAGCGAGGTGCTCGCCTATCAGTTCCCGGTCAACGCTGGCCTCAATCCGAATGCGACGCTCAAGGCCATCGCTGCTTTCATCGCAGAAGGCTCGGGGACCATCCGCGTCTACGTCGGCGGCACGCCCGGGGCGCTCGGGGACGCGGGTGTTCCGTCCGGCACGCTCGTCGGTTCGGCGGCAGTCTCGGGGCTCTCGCTGCCGTTCATCTCGGGCACCCCGGTCGCCAATCCCGGCGGAATGACCCTGGTCAAGGTCACGATCCAGTCCTCGGCGCCCGCGACGAGCATCCAGATCGACACCGTGAATGGAGCCCTCGGCTAATGCCCATCGCCGCGCCGGTCCGCCGTCTGAACGCGAACCACGACATTCAAGGCGGCGGCCTCTCAGCCTACGCCACTGGCAGCGAGGCGACGGCGCAGCGCCTCCGGACGACGCTGCTGGCCATCCTGGGGGAATGGTGGCTCGACGAGACGATCGGAGTCCCCTGGCTTGGACCCGAGGATCCGAACGATCCCAGCTTCACCGGGGTTCCAATGATTATGGGCCAACCCGGGGCGCCAGATCTCGGCTATGCCGAGGCGGTCATAAAAGCTGCGATTTTGGGAATCGACGGCGTGGAGTCCATAGACTCGTTCACGATGGACTTCGACCATCAGACGCGGACGCTTTCGTTCTCTACCAATTGGGTTGATGAGGACGGAAATGTGTTCCCGTTTGCGCTTGAGGACCCCGGTCCATGACGGCGCCGTTCATCGACGACACCGGGTTCAACGCGTTCGGGCTCGATAACTGGAAGTCGAGCCTGGAGTCGCTGTGGCGGGCGGCATACGGCAGCGCGGTCGACCTCTCGGCTACCTCGCCGGACGGGCAAATTATCGGCGGACTCACCGGTGACTTCGTCGATGTTGAGCAGCTAGCGCAGACCGTCTATCTGGCGCGCTCGGCGTCGGGGGCGCGCGGCGCTGGACTGTCGCGGCTTGTCCAGCTCAACGGAATCGCCCGCAACGCGGCGCAGTTCTCGACCGCTCCCGTCACGCTCAGCGGAACCCCGGGGACGGTCATCCCGGCCGGGACATCGCTGGTCGGCAGTGCCACGGACCCGAACAAACCCGCGTTCAAGACGACCGGAACCTCGCCCGCGAACGATCTCACGATCGGAGGCGGCGGCACCGTCACGGGGCAGGTCCAATGCACGGTTGCCGGTCCCGTCACGGCGGCAACCGGCGAGTTGACCAAGATCCTGACGGTCATCTCGGGATGGACGGGCGTCACGAACACGGCCGACGCAGCGCCCGGACAGCAGGTCGAAGCTGACCCGGCCCTGCGAGCGCGACGGGCGGCCTCGGTGGCGCTTCCGTCGCAGTCCCTCGCCGATGCGCTGCAAGCCGCCCTGGCCGCGCTCCCGGGCGTCTCCGACGCGGTTGTATATACAAACAACACCGGTGCCACGGACGCGAAGGGCCTGCCGTCTCACTCGATGAACGCAATTGTGGTCGGCGGCACCGACGCGGACATCGCCAACGCGATCTGGGTCAACGCCAGCATGGGTGTCACCAAGGTCGGCTCCCACTCGCTGACGGTGACCGACACGCAGGGAAACCCGCAACTCATGCAGTGGGACACGGCGGCCGACACCGACGTCTATATCACGATCAAGCTCGACCGAAATCCGCAGAACCTGGCCTACATTCAGAGCCAGTTCGCGGCCGCGATCGTGGCCTACTACGCGGTCGACGGGCTGCTGCCGGCGCGCATCGGGCAGAACATCGCCTGGCTCGACATCGCGACGCCGATCAACGCGCTGGCGCTGACCGGGAGACAGGGACTGCCGAGCGTCACGAACATCTTCCTTGGCGACGCGCCGAGCCCGGTGCTGCAACAGGATCTCGTCATCCCCTACAAGAACTTGGCCGTCTTCGACGTGAGCCGGATCTTGGTGACCGGACCATGAGCGTCATCGACGCGGACTCCGGTGCGGTCGTCCCGGACAACGCCACGCAGCCGTTTCCGGACCCCGGAGAAACGGCTCTCGACCACGCCGCGCAGTCGGCCGGCCGTGTGCTGCGCCAGTATCGGAACTCGCCCAACCTCCAGGGCCTGATCGCCGGCCTCTCCGCACTCGCGCAGCGGATCGAAAACTGCCTCGTCCAGATCGCGGCGCTCGACGCCGTGACGACCACGAACCCGAGCTCGACGGTGGACGTGAACCTGGACGTGACCGGCGATCTCGTTGGGCAATCGCGCGTGCTCAGCGACGGGACTGTGCTCACGAATGGTCAATATGTGGCCGCGATCGGGCTGCGGATCGCGCGGAATCATTCGATCGCGAGCAGTCCGCAATTTGTGGCGGCCGTGACGGGGGCGCTGGCCGCGATCTATGGCGCCTCTCCGCCGCCGTTTCGCTACTACGATCTCGGCGGGATGGCGATCGGGATGGAGTTCGGGACCGGCGCCGTTCCGGATTCGGCGGCCGTCGCGCTGATCGGGGATGGTGGCGTGGCTCCGATTGCCGAGGGAGTCTCCGTCGGGCGTGAATGGTATGACGCTGCCGACTGGTTCGCGTTCAACGAGGACGCCGCGACCGGCGCAAAGGGGTTCGGACTTGAGAGCGATCCGTCTGTTGGCGGCCAGCTCGCCATGTTGTTTTAGGAGAACATCACCATGCCAGCACCACTGAGCAGGCCGCCGGTAGTCAATCCCTTCGGCAACACCGTTGCTGGAACGCCGAGCGATCTATGGGCCGTGCCGACCTACCTGGACTCGGGGTTTCCGGCGCCGGCCGGCGTCCCGGTCAAGCCACCCCTCGGGTTCTTCAACTGGCTTTTCTGGTTTCTGACGATGGGAGTTCGCTATCTGCTCACGCGCGGTATAGCGGACTGGGACGCATCCGAAGACAGCTATTCGACCGGAGCCTTCGTCCAGGCCACGGACGGAAAGATCTACAAGCTCACCGGGACGGCCACCACTGGGACGCAACCTCAAAGCGATCTGAGAAATTGGCAACTGTGGGTGGCGAGTCCGATTGCTGCCATCGCCCAGTATGCGTCGGAGATCTGGGCCTGGAAAAATGAAAACGGTCAGCGGGTATTCGGCATCTCACCCGACGGCCTGCCGGTGGGCGGATACGACGAATGGTTCGAGAACTGGATGGGAGCCGACTCGGCGGCCATCAACACCGGATCGGGAAATTTCTTCGGACCGTGGAGTTTCAAGGTAATTTCGACGGCCAGCAGCCCGCTTCCCAGTGCATTCGTTCGAGCGCCAGGGGCTTGGCAGGCCGATTTCACGAATCCGCGTGGGTCAATCCTCGAACTCTATTGTTTCGGTCAGAGCCCGAGTGCTGACCTCTCCATCGTTGAAAGTCGGAAGCCATTTGTCAAGGTCGACGAAACCGTCACCATCATGGAGACTCGTCTGTCGCTGGCGAGCAACGGCGGATCCGGAACCAAGGAGAGCAATAGCGGTTACGCGGTTGGATTCGGCGACGGGACATTGGTGGCGCTTGCGAATACCGCAGCCGATGTCCCGTGCAACTACGGGGTATGGATCACCGCCGGAGCCGGAGCGACGAACTGGAACGTGGTCACCAAGAATGGGAGCACGAGCAGCTCGACCCCGGGGCCGGCGATCGTCGCCGACAGCCCACTTCGGTGGCGGGTCGTCATCGTCGGCGATACCGTCACAAACGATCTGACCCCGAGGGTTTTGCACTTCATCAACGGCGCTCTTGTTGCGAATCACCCGATCGACATGATGGGCAAGGTGCTGTCTCCGTTCTCTCGGGCTACCGCCAGCCAGGGCGAGACGATGATCTTCAAGGTCGGCCGCCTGCGCATGCAGACGAGATTGGACCTCGGCGACCAGTTGCTCTAGAGGCAGTTCGAGCAGGAGGTCGCGCAGACGGCCGAACCGGAAGCGATTGTGCATGGATACGGCGTGCTTCCCAGCCACTGACAGACGTAGCATGCCCTGCCCATGGAGTCGTTAGACGGGCAACCTCCCGTGAAATTGACGGATGCGTCGCATGCCGGGATGAATCCGGATCCGCCTGCTCCGGTCGATCCCCCATTTCCGCTGCCACCGGTTCCGCTTGCGCTGATCGTCGCGCAGGTCCCATTGGTGCAGGTCTGGCCGCTGGTGCAGGCGTGACCGCAGCTGCCACAGTTGCCGGTGTTCGAGGTCGTGTCGATGCAACTTCCGCTGCAGAGCTGCTGGCCGCTGACCGTACAGGTGCAGGTCCCTCCGCTGCAGGACGAGCCGCTGCCGCAGGCCGTGCAGCTGGTGCCGCAGTGGGCGGCATCCGTGTTCGAGCTGCAGGCGCCGTCCGAACATAACGGCGCGCCGCCGCACGCGACGCATGCCCCGTCGATGCATGTAGATCTGGATGGACAGATCCGATTGCACATGCCGCAGTCAGAATTGTTCGCGGGACCCGAGCACTGCCCATCGGAGCAGATCGGTCCGGATGGGCACGGCGATCCCCCCGTGCCCGGAACTCCGCCCGAGCCAGCTCCTCCGGTCTCCGTAGCGCCACCGGTCGCCAGGCCTCCCGTGCTCGATGAGGTTCCACCCGCGCCGCCGTTCGCCGCGCCGATCTTGCCAGCCGCGCCGCCCGCGCCGGGCGTTCCGCCGCTGCCACCGTCGTCCACTCGGGCGGTGACATCGCCACAGCCGACGAGCATGACCAGGGCAATCGCCAGGGATAGCGTCGGCCTCATTGGATCACGCAGTCCTCGAGTTGCGGGCTGATGACCTTCCCGTTCCCGACGCAAAGAACTGTGATCGGCGCGCCCTTGTGCAGTCCCGCCGTCGCAGGCTTTTGGCTCGGCTGCATCGTGGCGTCGACCGTCTGGAACGTGTTGCCGCTTGAGAGTCGAACGATGACGTGCCCGAGGAAGTCCACGTCGATGGATGCGACGCGGCCGGCGACCGCCAGGTGCTTCCCCTTGTAAGCGTCGTCAGCGCTTACCTCGTTCGCTTCGTAGGCGCGGAACAGGGCCGGCGCCGCGATCTCAATTGCCACGGGCGCCGCGGGAGCCGACGACTCGGATGACGACGAGCTCGACGCAGACGAGGTGCTCCCTTCGCCCGATCTCCCGATCACATAGAGGAGAGCGATCAGCGAGAAGGCCGCGATGCCGACCTTCTTCCTAAAGGACATGCCCGTCGGGCTCGGCCGCCCGCAGCCGGGGCACGTCGGCGCTGACGCATCCAGCATCTTCCCGCACCCGCCGCACGGTTTCAGATTTCCCATGGTCCGCTCCTGACCTCGCTCCCCGGGTTGGTGCTGACCCCGGGCGTCGGGGAGCGCCCTCCGCCCACCCCTCGGTGATCAAGCCGAAGGGCCGGGCCAGCGCCTCAAGGATGGGCCTATTGGCCGAGGTCGCGCAATACGGCGCGCCCGTTCAGGTATAAAAGCCCGCGAATCCTCCGGAATTGGGACGCGTGACACCCCCTGACAGAAGATCGCGCGTGAATGAAGACGCGATTTCGGCTGGCCGCCGCCTTGGCGATCGTGTGCGCCGTTCCCGGAGCGGCCGTGGCGCTGGACACCGTCGAGCCGAACGACGTGAACTTCGCGGGCCATCGCGCTAAGGGCCTGCCGGCTCCGGCTGCGCCCACTGAGCCCCTCCTCTACGGCGGCCACGCCGCGGGCAGCTTCCCCGCCTCGACCTCCGGGCTGCTCTCCGACACCAACTGCCCGGGGGCCAACTTTCTCCCGCAGTGGACGGGGAGCGCCTGGACGTGCACGAGCGCCACCGGTGCGCTGTTCGGCACGGTCGGGCCGCTCAGCCTGTTCGGAAACGCGACGAGCGGCAGCTCGGCCCCGGGATTCTTCGGCCCCGGTACTGCCGGCGAGGTCCCGATCGTCAATCAGGCTGGGACGTCGATCGGCTGGGGCCTCATCCCGCAGACGTCGATCACGGCTCCCTATGCGACCAAGGGCATTGCGCGCACGTTCTTCATCGACTACGACGGCGGTTCGGATTCGAACGACTGTCTGACGTCCTCGACGCCATGCAAGACCCTCGATGGCGGCGTGGCCCCGAAGGTTCCGACCGACCTCGGGGGAGGGTCAATTTTCCTGCGCTTCCTGCCCCGCGCCTCGTGCGCCGCATACGTCAAGGCCGACGGAACCACGATCGAAAACTTCTCGACGCTCAATAGCCTCGTCAACGGATCGTCCGTCATTGTCGAGGGAGATTGGTTCCGCACCGGCTCGACGCCGTCATTCGGAATGTCGACAATTCCGACGGGCACCAACGCCGCCGGCTACGATGTCTCATCATACTCGACGCCGACGTGGGGGCCGACGATCACGGTCACCATTCACGGCGGCGGAGCGCCCAGCTTCCCGTCTGAGACATCCGGATCGACGTCGCTACTCGGATACCAGTGGAGATGGGACCCCGCCACGACGACGGCGGCACTACGGGGAACGACGACGACACTCATGGGGACGACGACGAACACGGTCACACTCTCCTCGCCCCCGGTCGCCACCCCTGTGGCCGGCGATTTCGGCTACATCGAGGCGCCGTGTTTCACGATTGGATCGGCGTCCGTCGGCGCCTCGTTCCCTGGCGGCGCCGGCCTGAATTCGCTGTACGAATTCTTCGGTGTTAGCGCGACCGCTCTGAACGTTAATTCCGTCAGTGACGTCGTCTTGTCTCGCGTTGTCGCGTCATCCGGAGGAGGGAACTTCGCGCATACCTTCTCGGTCGGGTCCAGCTCCAGGTTTTGGGGTGGCCTCACCTTCGGTGACGTGTACGGACCTCTGACAATCAATAACACCTACGTCGGTCTCCTGCAGGTCAACCGGGGAGCCGCTCCGATCGTCAGCCAGTACACCGGATCGCAAATTCTTCTCGACGGAGTCAACGGTCCGGGCGCGGTAACCAACGGGTTCGGGATAGGCGGCGAAGCGGCTGCGTCGGTCAACATTGGCGACGTACCTGGAGCCACCACGCACACGCAGTCGCGTCTCATTACGGTCGGAACAAACGTCGCGGGTATTTATAGCTTCTGGTCGAATATTCGGGTCGGGTCGATCAACTGGGAGGAATCTGGTACGCCGGGCCTTTTTTTCCCGGTCAACTTCATCGGCCACGGAAATACGATCTACATCGACGGCATTACAGATACCCCACCGCACGGAGGTTCTCCGTCTTCTTGGGCAGCGCCCGGAATCATTGATCTGCAGCCCGGCTCCCCGGTAAATGCGGTCCAGCCTCCGCACGACAACAACATCGTCCTTGGTCCGCATCAAACTGGCCTCGCTGACGCTTCGCGACTCAATCCAAATTCCGACATCCATCTGTCCTCGGTATCTCCGCTCGACGGAACGACGCGGGTGCAGTACACGCTGCAACTCGATACGCTCAAGTATATGGGGGCGGTGACAACGGGGGACGGCAATAGATTCTACTCCTACGCCAGCAATGGGCTCGCGTCTGTCAAGGCATGGTCAGGTCTGTGGGACCCAGATTTAACGATCCCAACCGGACCTCCGGTCACCAATGACCTCGGGCGGTTCAGGGTCGCCCGCGCATCAAGCACGCCGGGGCTGCTCGTGCTCGCGGATGGTTCGAGCGCGGCAAATTCGGCCAACGTCGTCGGCGTCAACATCGATTCGCTTCCCGACCCGAGCGGCACGAATTACGACCGCTACGGCTCTCCTCTCATCGTATCCGAGGGCATCGTCCCGATCATCACGCAGGATGCTTCACCGACCATTCCCTCTCCCGTCTGGCTGTCTCCGCAGTATCCCCGCGGCGTGGTTACGACGGTGAAGCCGGCGACGAACGCCGTGCAGGTAGGCGTCGCCATCGCAGACCTCGGCGCGTTCACCGAGAATCTCCAGGGCCAGGTCCCGCCCGAGCTGACGACGGTCACCGGCAGATTGCTGCGCGTGCAACTCGGGCCGCTGAACGCGACGACCGGAGGATCAATCTCCGGCCCCCTCGGATCGATCTCGGTGAACGCGATCAACGACAGCGGAGGCGCGGCGCACGCGATCGGTTCGATCTCGGCCAGTCAGATCATGATCACCGACGCCAGCGCCCACGTCACGACCGCTTCGACGATCCCGTGGACCGACATCTCGGGCGCCCCGACGTTCCTGGGCGACCCTGGCGGAAACGGCATCGTCGTCCGGACGGCCAGCGGGACGACGGTCGCTCGTACGCTGACCTCGACGGGCGTCAGCATCAACGTGACCAACGGGACCGGAGTCAGCGGCAACCCGAACGTGGAGGTCAACCTGGACGGCGTGACGCTCGACCAGGGAGTCGGCGGCGTCGTCCAGGTCGCGAACGCCGGAATCGGGACGACTCAGCTCGCGTCGAGCGCGGTGACCTACCCAAAGATCCAGAACGAGACCGCGGCGACGCTGCTGGGGAACCCAGGTGCAAGCGCTGCGGCGCCGAGTGAGATCACGCTCGGCGCGCACTGCTCGTTCACGAGTGCCGTCCTCGACTGCTCGGGGGGTGGCGGCAGCGGAGTGACGAGCCTGGCCGCGACCGATCCCGTCACCGTCTCGGCGTCGACCGGCGCCGTCACGATCGGTTCGAAGTTCGACAACTCGACGATCACGCTCAACGTCGGGGGCGCCGAGCAGCGCGGCCACATTTCAGGGGGCGGCCTCGACATTCTCGCGGGGTCGAACACATCAACGATCTCCGGCCTCACGATCTCCCAGATCATTCCCCCGACGGGCACGGGCCTCTGGGGCATCACCTCGGGTGCATCGGACGCCGCCGCGACGGTCGTCTCCACCGGTCTCACGCGCGCCGCCGGCAACCTGACCGTCAACCTCTCGACCGGCGTCGCGGGCGGGCAAACGGCCATCGGCGGGACGGTGAGCGGGAACGCGCTTACGCTGACCTCGAATACGAGCCACGACGGACGGATCAATCTCGGCAACGCGGGAACGTCCTATTACGACGAGGCTAACTCGATCCTCGTCGCTCCCGTTGGTGGCCTGACTACGCCAGGGTTGTCCTTCGCCGGATTCACGACCGACGGATTCTCGACGATCCTGAGCGGGGCTCGCATCTCAGCCATCGTTGGCGGCGTGAGGCAACTCGACATTCTCAACTCTCAGTTGATCATTCTCGCTAACGCTGGGACGGCAACGCTCAGCCTCGGCGGATCCTCGACCACCGGGATCAGCTCGTCAGGGACGGCAGTGTTCGTCAACGGGGTCGGCGGCTCTGTGAATTTTGCTACGACCGCTCTCTCGCCTTCTTTCACGACTGGATACATGACGCTGCCGAGCACGGCGGGCGTTCCGACCGGAACCCCGGCCACTATCCCAAGTGGGCAGATTCCGATCGTCGTCGACTCGACCGACGATCGTCTCTACTTCCGCAACGCTTCCTGGAAGCCGTACGGTCAGTACACCGGCGGCCTCGCGAGCGGCCCGCTCTGCAACACGACGACGACGGGGCTTTGGTCGGCGTGCACGGTCCAGGCGTCCGGATCCTCCGGCGGCGGCAGCGTGCAGGGCCCCGGGGCATACATCACCGCGTTGACTGGCGATGGTACCGCCTCGGGGCCTGGCTCGGCTGCGCTCTCCGTGTTCGCGCTGCACGACGCTGGATCGGGCGCGGGGGCGGACCACCCAACGATCGGCGTCTGGACGGCGGGGCAGGTCCTGCGCATCGACGTCGGTGGCGGCGGTCAGATCTCGTCCGGGACGATCTCGGGCGATTCGTCCACGATCTCGGTGGCCAACTCGGGAATCCCGCCCGAGAACCTCGTGATCAGTCAGATCGGCGCAGGCAAGGTACTCGTCTCGGCGACCGACCCGACGCGCGATTACCTCGACACTAAGTTCGAGTCGACGACCGGTTCGATCGTGGTCTCGCACATAAGCGGGCCGCCTGAGTTCGTCAATTTGAACCTCCCAAACGTCGGCACCCCCGGCACGTATGGCGGAGTCCCTCAGTACATCAGCGCGATTACCACCGATGCGCAGGGCCGCGTGTCGTCGGTGACCGCCACGAACGCCCAGCACGCGACCACGATTCCTTATTCGCTCCAGACGCTGAACACCACGGCCATCTGTGGGGGCTGGCTGTTTGGGAGCACTTTCGAGAGCGGGAGTGGATGCGGCGGGGGATTCTCCAGCTCTGCGGTTGAGTTCCCGACCGGCGGATTGGTTCCGCAGACCGTGCGGATGCAGGTCCAGGTTACCTCTCTGACGATGAGCGGGACCTACAATCTAAAGCTGGTGGTCACTCGAAACGGTACCGCAATCAGTCCAACCGCATGCAATTTCTCATCATCGAGCGGCGCGCCGCCGTTCATGTGCGATCAGGGAGGTGTCGGCGTCTCTGGCGGTGCCTCCACCGATGTGTTCGGAGTCGAGGCGGTAGCCACTGGAAGCGGAACTGCCAGCGCCATCGACGCAACCATCAACCTCACCGTACAGGACTACTGAAAGGACCCATCAATGAAATTGACCATCACCCTTCTCGCCGCGCTCGCCGCTCTGTCATCCTGCCGCCAGGTGCCGAGTGCAGCCGACGCCGCGCTCATTCCCGCCGCCTGCCCGGAGGTCGCCTACGTCGACACCGTGCGCGTCGACCGTGACTCGGATGCCGGGAAGGCCGCCAGCAAGCTGCTCAGCGCCACCTGGGACCAGCGCCTGGCGGCCGCGCAGAAGGACGTCGCCGCCGCGAAGAAGTCGACCGCCAAGGACCGCGCCGCGAAGGTGGAGGCTGCCGCCGATGCGCTGGCGAAACTGACGCATGACGCGAACCGAGACGTCGTCGCGGCACAGGACAGGATCAAGCTGGCGATGGCCGACGCGGCCAAGAAGCTGCGCGAGAAGCGGCACATTCTGATCCTGCCCGAGGTGCCCGCGGCCGGCGGCGAGGATGTGACGTCGGAGGTCGTCGCCATCATGAACGCGGGGACGCCCGAGGCGGTCGCGGCGATGCGCGCGAAGGACGAAGAAATTTCGGCGCTCAGAAAGCAACTCGCCGCGAAGGACGCGCCGAAGAAGTGACCACGCGCGCCCCGAAATTGGGCTCCTCCTCCCGTTGACGGAGAATGGTTGACGTGACCCGTGCGCAACAAGCCGAACGACCTCAGCCGCGTGAAGGCAGCCGAGCAGGCCGAGCTGGTCGAGTTGCGGCGTCGAGACCGGCGCGATCGGTGGAAGCGGCGCCTCTCTCGCTGGGAGGAGACGCTTCGGCGGTGGGAGCGAACAGCGAAGCGATGGGCGATCGTCGGAAGCATCCTCAGCGGCGCGGCAACCGGAGTGGCCAAGCTGCACGCCTACATCGAGGCGCGGCGGATTCCGGACGCTCAGCTGCCCGCGCCGACGGGCACCCCGACGACGGCGCCGGACTTCGTGCCCGAGCCCCAGCCCGCTGCCGAGCGGTCGAAAGACGGATCGAATACCTGAGCTTCGCCCATGAGAACCCCACCCGGAGATAGCGATGAGCCAAAGACGAATGGCCCTGCAGATGAGCGCGCCCGCACGCGGAAGGACACCCCGATCGTTTCCATCGGTGGCCCCGAAGGCGCCGCCAATCGAATCGCCCAGCTCCGTCGCACCCTCGGACGAACTGGGGACCTGTGCGAGCAGGTTGAACGACTGGTTCGATCGCGCGGATTCGATCCTCAAGCGCGCGCTGCCCTGATCGAGCTCGCGGACCACTTCGAGCAGAACCTCACCACGATCGCGGCCGGTACCGGACGCGTGCTCAGACGCCTGGCCGAGCTGGGCTGACCGACAACGAAAAGGACCGACCATGAAGTACTTCAAAGGCTTTCTCTCGATCGCGGGGGCCCTGGTGTTCCTGATCTCCGGCGCGGCCATGGCCGGCGTGGTCACCATCTCGGCGGCCGGGATCTCGTTCCTGCTGGCGCTCGCCGGCGCGGCGACGACGTTCGGCGCCCAGCTCGGAGTGACCTTCTTCCAGCTGACGCCTGCCCTGGCCCGCGCGCTGGGAGCCGTCTCGCTGCTCATCGCCGCCGGCCTGGGTGCGCACGGCCAATGGCTCGTCGCCTTCGCCGCCGCTCATCTCTGGGTCAACCCACTGCTGCACTGGATCGGCCTCGCGGGCGTGCTGATGGGCTTTGCGGCCACCCACCCGGCAGCCGCTCCCACGCCGGCGCCGGCGCTCGCCAAGCTCGACGCGCCCCCGTCGGTCGCGAAGTAGCAGCGCGCATGATGTCCGAGATCGAGGTCATCGCCTGGCGCGACGACCTGGCGCAATCCCTGTTCGACTGGAGAGAGCCGGACGGCGTCCTGTTGCCGACCGAGCCCGACCCCGAGGAGCGCGAGAAATGCAGGGGGCGGTTGCGGGTGGCGATCGAAGTCCTGGGGCGGGTGCTCGAGCGATGAGTCTCGTTCTCGGCCTCGACCCCGGAAGCGTGCGCTTGGGCTATGGCCTGATCTCGACGGACGGGGCTGCCGTCGAATGCATCGAGGCCGGGACGATCTCGGCGCCAGCGTCGAAACCGATCGGCACCCGACTCGCCGAGATCGGCGCCGATCTGGAAGCGTTGCTCCTGGAGCAGATGCCGGACGTCGTGGCGCTCGAGCACGGCTTCGTGGCGGTGATCCGGGGCAGCGTCCAGCAGGGGGCGCTCATCAGCTCCGAGGCCCGCGGCGTGGCGCGCTTTCTGGCAGCGCGGTCGGGGATCGAG